GTTACAGAGGCCGCTAGATCGTGTTTCGGTGGAAGCATTGACCTGGACCCGGCCTCATGTGACAAGGCCAACACCAAAGTTAAGGCTAAAGAGATATATACAAAAGAGGAAGATGGGCTTTCTAAGCCATGGGCCGGTAACGTATTTCTAAACCCACCATTCAGCGACGTTACGCCGTGGGTCGATAAGTGCTGCTCCGTCAGGGGTGGCGGGAGCGTGATACTCATAACGCACTCGAATACGGACGTTAAGTGGTGGCAAAAAGCCGCGAAGAGCTGCGACTCCCTGGCCATGCCATCTGGCCGCGTAAAGTTTGTACGCCCGGACTTCACTATAGGCACGCGACCAAAGAAGGGTGTCACGGTTTTCTTATTCAGTCAGGACAAGGCAATCAGGAGCAGATTTAACAAGGTATTCAAGGAATTCGGGGTGACATTAATTGTCAGAGATTGAGAAGTTTTCGGTTGCGCTTTCAGGCGAGATGGATTCTCTTTATCCGAGGATATGCGATAAGCTGCGAGAATGCGCCAGGCACGCCAGGGGGCGTCTTAGGTACAAACACCTTGTCGGCAGGGTTGATGGTTCACTATACGTAGTAGGATGCGAGCGCTGCTCTAGACTGAACAATTCCGGATACAGGAAATACATAATAGCCGTCGGCGTAGAGTTTGATGGCGATAAGGTTTGTGATTTTCAATCTAAAGAATTATTAGATGAGCTATCAGAATGTGTAAGCGTCCTGTTTTTTGATTCAAGGGATCACCGAGAGGCTCCTTTTGATTTCATGAAATGGGAATTGCAGGAAGGTTATCATATCGATAATGGTTTTATTTTTAAGAGGTGGTGGGTTTCATGAGTAAGTTTTCAAAAAGAAAAGGCTGGGGTGTCCTTAACGGTCAAAAGATTGACACGAACATGCCCAAAGTGGACATCGTTGATCTCACGCTTGAGCAGTCTGATATTTATATTGACTACCTAGAGATGCAATGCCTCCACATGCAGGGCAATTTGGACGAGGAGCACCTCGACCTAATGAAGATGCGCGAAAAAGAAATACTGAGCTGGCGGTCAAACGATCAGAACTGGCTCGGGGACAAATTGGTATGATACTGGAAGTAGAGAACGACTTCGATCTTGTTATATGTGAGACGATCGCGAGGGGCATCGACAGCATGAAAATAAGAATGCGTGACGATATCGCCGAGGAGTTCCTGGAGATACTTGAAGACGCCATGGACGCCTACGAATACGAGACGAAAGAGTGCTAGGTGATTACCCCGCGACCTTCTTCGAGTTTACCGTTCCCGGAAAACCGGTCCCGAAACAATCCACCCGTAAGTCTGGCTCAAGGTTTTACCGCGACCCAAGGATAACAAAGCACCAGAACCTCATAAAAAGAGAAATGAGGCACGCAGGCATAATTAAGCCGCTCGAGAACATATTCTCGGTTGAGATAATTTTCAACCTTAAGGCTTCAGAGTCTGTCATAAAAAAAATGCCGCATATTCTGGGGAGCCCAATATGCACGCAAAAAAGCAAAGGAGATTGCGACAACCTGGCAAAGTGCGTACTCGACGGGATGAACGGACTCGCGTTTTTTGATGATTCACAGGTCACTACATTAATTGTTAAAAAGGTTCTTTCCGATCACTGGAGCACTAAAGTTTTCGCCCAAGCGCATCACACGCGTGACCTCAAAGGGTTTAAGGGTTATAAGTTTATAGTGGGTGAAGAATGAGCGTACCAGACAATGCAATAAAAGAATTATTTACATGCGCACTTGAGAGATGCGGTGATAACCCGTCTCTGGATGACTACTTTCTCGCCCTAAAATCTGTAAAAGATGAAATAATACAGATACTTGATGTTGAAATGCGCGAATGCGTATGCAGCGCATCGGGGAGAGAAGGGGTCCAGATAGATGGTTTCGGATGAAGACTTACAGTACGGTGGCATATTAAGCGACTACGTGGTCGAGAGATTCAAGGAGCGCAAAAATCCGATCGATATTGCATATGACTTATGCGATAAGAACGGATTAACTATGGCGCAGGCACGCGACTTCGTTAAGATGATCATAGACAAAAAGACGGAAGGCGAGAATATGTTTGACGACATAGGTAAGCGTACCGAGAATCTGGTATCACTTAGGGATATGTTTAATTCTGCAAGGTTAAATGGCGATGCGGACTTGATGGTAAAGATAGAGTCTAGGATCGCGAAGACAAAAGGCACGGACGCGCCTATAGTCGTTCATCAGGAAATGACAAAGAAAGACTACGAGATATATGACGGTCCACTTGTGGTTCAAAGCATAGCCCTGGCGATGTTGAAGGCGGCAGGAAAAAAGATACCGGAACATCTGGAGGGTGAAGTCATAACTGTTGACCCGGAAGAAGAACCGGCGGAGGGATAATTTGGCAAGCTTTGGACGATACACTTCTGACGCTATAAACGAGATTATCCTTCAGTCTTATATTGTGGGCATGCACTACGGATGCACCTTATCGCTCCCGAGAAACGTAGCCCTTTCTTACATATTCAGCGGGGACAAAAGTGTTTTTGCTATGTGTGATTTTATGGAAAATCTATACGACGAGGCCAGCTCAAGATGCAGGCTCTAGCGCTTGAAGACATGAGTTTAAAAGACCAGCTTGTCGAGACCGGCAAGTGGCCAGACTTCCTAAACGAAATGGCCAAGAGAAACCGAGAGAATAACAAAGAGCTTGTGTCGCACGGATTAAAGCCAAGAAAGCTCGAAGACGTTATTCGTTACGACTGGTCACTTAATGCGCGACCAAAGCAAAGAATGCCGAACAACGGAAAGGGCGTCGTGTTTGCCTGCTGCGGTCGCGGTTTTGGCAAAACCCATATGGGCGCAAATAACACCATAGAGTACGCATGGAAAAATCCTGGCGCGATTATCTGCATAATGGGCAAGAACTACAAAGACTGCCGACGCGTCATGATAGAGGGAAAGTCTGGCATAATAAAGAACTCTCCCCCGTGGTTTGAGCCTCATTACGAGCCAGCAAAAGGGCAGATAACCTGGCCCAATGGTTCGATTGCTTATGTTTTCACTTCGGACGCGCCTGACGATGTTGTCGGTTATCAGTATAATTTTGCATGGGTAGACGAGCTGTGTAAGTGGAAAAACTCTGGTTACGTTTGGGAGATGCTTGAGTTCTGTGTTCGCCTTGAGGACTTCGGCGATCCACTGGTGCTCATAACAAGCACCCCCCGTGTAAACAAGACAATCCTGGACATCATACAGGACGAAGATACTCACCTTATCCGTGGATCTATGTATGAGAATCAGGACAATCTATCTAAGAAGTTTTTAAGCAAAATGCAGAGAAAGTACGAAGGAACGAGTATCGGCAAGCAAGAGATACACGCGGAGATCTTACTAGAGGTCACCGGAGCACTTTGGACCCTGGATATGATAGACGGCGGCAGAAAATTCCCGGTCCCGGAGGAGGGGTTTTCGCACGTATTTATTGGTGTCGATCCGCAGATAGAAGAGGCCAAGAGGGATATCGACACAAACATGACTGGAATTGTCGTGGTCGGAATAAGAAAGATCGGTGATATTTATCATTACTGGGTTCTTGATGATATGAGCAAAAGCGGATCACCTATAACCTGGGCAAAGCAAGTAAACCTGGCCTATGAGAGATACCAGGCCGATAAGGTCGTATTCGAGAAAAACCAGGGCGGCCAGATGGGTCCTACGATCCTTAAGGGCGTAAACCCGAATATCGTAATAGATGACGCATACACCGGAAAGCGCGGTAAAAGACTAAGGGCAGAGCCAGTATCCGCTCTTTACGAGCAGGGCCGCGTGCATCACACAAGGGTATTTGACGAGCTCGAACAAGAGCAGACCCAATGGTCTCCTGAGACTTCTAAGTACTCCCCTGACCGTCTTGACGCGTTGTGCTGGGCCATAGGCAGGCACCTTGATTCAGAAGACCAGCCGGATTTTTGTCTTATCTGATATTGTGATCGGATGAGAATATCAAAAGACTTCTGGCTTAAAGAATTTACAAGATCACAAATAGCTTCACGTCACGGAATAGACAATTCCGCAAGCTCTACTCAAAGAATGAACATAGCCCGTCTGGTTCATTGCGTCCTACAGCCGGTTCGAACCTATATCGGGAGGCCGTTAAATATAAGCTCCGGGCTGCGTGTACCCCTGGTAAATAAGAAGGCAGGGGGATCGCGAACTAGCGATCACCTGACAGCCAGTGCTGCTGATACAGAGAGTCCCGGCATGAGCAATAGAGAATTAGTTCAAGTGTACGAAAAGCTAAGACGGGATGGCATAATAGATTACGACCAGCTAATCTTAGAATTTCATAACGACTCAGACCCTCAAAGCGGATGGGTTCATGTAAGCAACCGGATCGAAAAGAACAGAGGGATGTCTTTCTCAATTCCCTAGCGGTCTATGTGGTGAGTATGGCTCGGGTTTCTTGCCGTGGCCTTGTTCATCGAGACCTCTAGCCGGGCCTGCCGCAACCTAAGAAGCGCTTCTTCGAGCTCCAATTTTTCAGCCTTGGCAATGTCTAGCTTTTTGACCATTGTTTCTGTTTTACCGGATAATTCTTTCACTTTTAATTCTAGGTCCTCTATTTTTTCGCCTTCGTTGTTGTTTCTGTTTTCTTTGATCCACTTATCAACATACTTTAGTAGCAAATCCAGCACCAGAGGGGTGACTATTGTTAGCACCCTGGTTATAACCTTAGTCATCATTATTTAATCCCCCGTTAAAAGTTGGTTTATGCTTACAATAGCACAAAAGAATCATCATGGAGTCACAAATGAAAGCCAAAGAATTAGAGAGACTTAAACAAATAGCAGGAAGAAACGTGTCGATCGGTGTTTACAACCAGACAAAGTTAATAGAAGAGCTTGAAAAACACGTAGAGCAAGAAGAAGAATTAGAGGACAAAGTTGAGCTGGAATCCGGCTCCGAGGCGAAAGCCGATAGCGAAGATCCCGAGCCGATCGCGGTAAAAGAAGATGCCGAAGTTAAAACGGGAAAACTTTCTCTCCGAAATCTAATAAACAAGAAAGAACAATAAAGTGAAGAAAAAATCTTTCTTCGGCTCCCTGCTGTCAAAATCCCAGCAGGTTTATTCGACATCGAGCGTCAATGCAGAGGGCGGATCAACGCTCCAATCTCTTTTTGATATGTCGGAAACATCGCGACAGACGCGGACACCTCTTGACTCCTACTCCAATATTCCATGGGTCCGGGCCGCTGTTGGAAAGATATCTGACACTGTTTCGCACCATATATCTGGGAATCTTTATCTTTACGATAAAAACGATTCCTCAGAACATAAGACCCCAATTACGAAACACGAGATACTTGATTTCATAAACAAGGCTAATCCGGTCATGTCGAAACAGACAGCCTTTAAGGTTGGCCAGATGTATTACGAGCTTCCCGGTATATACTACTGGTTCGTTCAACTTGATCGATCAGGATCTCCTTCGATGTATTGGCCTATACCGCCGAATTGGTGCCAGTTTAATCATGACAGTGACACTTACACTGTAAAATTCGACGATAACGGGGCAGACTCGCTTACAGTTGATCCCCACCAGGTAGTAAAGTTCGCCAACACGGACCCGACACAACCATACGCCCACATAGGGAGCTCCGCGACCCGTGCCCTGTCGGACGAGATAGACACCGACGAAATGGCCTCAAAGTACTTGCGGGCTTTTCTTGCGAACAATGCAGAGCCGTCTGCGATCGTATCGTTCGAGAACATGACTACGGACCAGCTGAAACAAGCGAAGGCTGACTGGCAGAATAGACATCTTGGGGTTGAAAAAACCTCCGGCGTCAGGTTCACCAATAGAAAGATAGACTACCAGCAACTACAGCAAAACTTAAGCCAGCTGGAGATGATAGATCTCAGAAAGTACCAGCGGGACATGATCATACAGACATTCGGTATACCACCGGAGATGCTCGGGATCATCACAAATTCTAACCGCGCAACCATAGACGCGGCAGAGTACATATACGCAAGAACAGTTATCGAGCCTCGCATATCTTATATAGTTAGCGAGATTCAATCACAGGTTATCGATGTGTTCTGGCCCGACTCAGGCATGGTTCTGGCTTGCCGAACAAGTGTACCGGATGACAACGAGAAGATAAGGCAACAATTAGAGGCCCATAAAGAGGTGGTCACATACGATGAGGTGCGCGCTAACATTGGACTTAAACCTTTACCGGACCCAGAGGTCGGTTCTCGCTTTGGATCGCCTAATGGAAGCCGGGAAGACCCAAACGCTAGGGACAAGCCATCGGCTTCGGGCTCTAAATCTTTTGATGAAAATATCGCCGAAGGTTTGTATCCCGTCAATAAGAGTGCAATCACCTCTGCTGATATCGATACCGCCTTATCCTCTGTTGATTGGGACGACATATTCGGTAGCGAGGAGGTCGAAGAGGCCCTTCGCGATGCCATGGGAAAATTCAACAAGATAGCTGAGGAAGAGATAGGAATTACTAACCCTGACCCGAGCGAATCGGTCCAGTTAGGTGACGAAGCGACCGAGGCATACATAACGAGCACGGTAAGATCTCTTGGCGATGAGGCGTTCACGGCTGGCCTTAAATCACAATTTAGAAACATAATGAGGGATGCGGCTTTGGATGGTTTCACCGCACGGGATACTGTGAAAAGGTTAATGTCTGCCGTTGATGGAATATCGAAAAAGAAAGCCCTAGTCATTGCTAGAACGGAATCAGCCAAAGCTTCAAACTTTGCCAAAAACAGAAGCTTTCAAGCTTCTGGAAGAATAAACTACAAAGAATGGGTACACAACAGCTTCGGCAAGGGGTCTAGGGACTATCACAAGGCGATAGACGGGGCTGTCGTTCGCTATAACGATGTGTTTACCGTGACCGGCCCTGACGGTTATATGGACTCCGCCGAGTACCCTACATCGTTTACGCAGCCGGTTAATAATATCAATTGCAGATGCACGATGATTGGCCTGGCCAGTGACCCTAACGGAGAGAAATCCAAACGAACAAAGACCGAAAGGCTCAAGGCTGTTAAAAAGCAAGACGAACAATTAATGAAGACTGTTAAACTGTTGAAATCTATGTTTGAAAAGAAAATAATAACGGCAGCTCGTGAAACCGGAAAAGCCCTTGAGGGTTCTCGGTTATGATTATCAATAAGTATTTCGGCGAGATACTCGAAGAGGACAAGGAGTTTGACTGGGAAAAGGCCACTAAAAACGGCATTAAGGTTAAATACAAACTTTCCGATTCCATACCTGACCGGAGCGGCGATACAATAAACCAGGATGGATGGCACCTAGACAACTACAACCGCAACCCGGTAGTACTTGTTAACCATGACAGAAAAAGCATACCAGCCGCTAAGGGTAGTGTTTTTGTGGAGAAGGGTGCCCTTTGGGGAATCGCCCATTACCCGCCAGAGATCGTGTCAAAGGTTGCGAACGAGATCGGTAAGATGTCGGCATTTGGTGCATTCAAGGCTGTTTCGATAGGCATGAGACCAATACGCGCCACTCCAAACAAAGAGAGATCGAAAGACTTTGACCGGCCTGTAGACTTTCACGAGCAGGAGCTGCTTGAATGGTCGATAGTTACGATCCCGGACAACCCACGGTCGGTGGCAGAATTTAATAAAAGCTCGGATAGTTTGTGTGCGGAGAGCCGCACTAAACTTTTCGAGCAATTCTTTAAGGATAAAACGATGAGTGAAAACACAGAAATCGTCGAAGATGAAGCGACAGATAACGTCGCAGAACCTGAACAGGCGTCAGAAGATAAAAAGCAATGCGAGTGCGGAAGTGAGCCTTGCGAATGCGAAAAAGAAGAGAAAGAAGATAACGCAGAAGAGGAGGCACCAGACGCCCCAGAATCTGATAAATCTTTCGACCTAGAGAAAACCTTGATTGCGCTCCGTGCAGACATGGATGAAGTTAAGGGATTGGTTTCGAACCTTGTTTCGAAATCAGCAACTGCTTTAGTCGATGGCGAATCTGAGGGTGAAGAGCAAGAAACAAAAACCACTCACAAAGGGAACGATGAAACTCCGGTCGAGGTGACTGTTGCAAGAATCGTAGCCAAAGAAATGAGCGAAATGATAAAAGAAATTAAAGGAGAAAAGTAAATGACCGAAACAAACAAGACGGTTGAAGAAATGACCCAAGATGCTCTTGCACCTATTAAGGAAGAGCTGAAAGGTTATTTGAAATCAAACCGAGAAGATTACACGAGCGCATTCGTTAAGGCGCATCAGGGTATCTCTGGTAAAGCAGAGAGAACAACTGACGACTTGATGAAGGCTATCTCATGCGTAGCAGCTGCACAGCAACCATGGCAGGCCCCGCAAATCGCTAAAGCAAAAGGCTTTGACGACGTAGCGAAGGACCTTAGCCCGTTAAGCATTAGCGGCGGCGCGGCCCTTATCGCACCTAACTATTCAGCTTCAGTTATCGAATTGCTTCGTAACGAATCTGTATTTTTTCAGTGCAATCCGGGACGAGTTGAGCTAGTTAACGGCCACCTAGTTGTACCACGTCACGCGACTGGTTCACAAGGCGGATGGGGTGGCGCTTGCGGCCCAGCAGATGAGAGCCAGCCTACTTTTGATATGATGCAAATGCAACAAAAGAAAGCCAGCTTAATCGTTCCAGTGTGCGAGGACTTATTAAGTCTTTCAAGCTTTGGCGTTGTGAGCATTCTTCAAGCAGACATGTTTGACGGATTAGCTACACTTATCGACCAGGCTTTCATATACGGAACAGGCGCAAACGGCGAGCCTTTGGGATTGCTTAACAAGTGCCCTGCGGAAAACTTTGTTGATGGCGCTAAGGCCGGAGCAGAAGTTACGCTTGAGGAAGTACGAAAATTCATGTCTAAGCTTCGCTTGGTATTGAAGAAGAAAAACGTTCGACCTACTCGCGACAGCGGAAAAATCCTAATGAGTTACGAAGTTGAAGAGGCTTTGGTTCAGATTTCAGACGGCAACGGAAACATTGCATTCCCTGAAATGGCCCAAGGAATGTTTCAAGGTTACAAATATGTTTCATCTAACAACGTTCCATCGGACAAGTTGATCTTGGTTGACTTCCGTCATGTGCTTTACGGTACGGGTACGCCCTTGATGAAGCTTGAGCGATTGGCAAAAACACGAGCATGTCCTACGCATGTTGATTTCTACGCTGAAACAAACGTGGACATCGGCTTCCGTCACGACGGCAAAGAGATTGCGGTTCTTGAAAACATCGACTGGATCGCATAAGGAGTATTGAGATGAGTTTATACGGAACATACCGATCACCAGCTGACACCACATACTACCAGGTACTTGCTCGCGCAAGTGGCCTGACAGATGCGAGTGCGGCTATTGGTGCAAGTAATTATTACATAGATCGACTTCCACGGGTTTATGACCCTGTAGCTGAATTAACCAAGGTTGAGCGGCACGACGGAATCGGCATTCACGCGGTAATTGACGCGTCAGCGGCAGGTGGAAGCACAGTCTTTCCGCAGGTCGGAGACAAGTTTGAGATCGCTTTCAAGCTGGAGCAATCCACCGACGCTTCGACATGGACTGAGGTCACGATAACTGACTTTTACTGTGAAGACTTGATCGATGGTTTTGATGCTGCAACTAACACAATTAAAGTTGAAGGCGAGATTCGTGCCGGTAATGCAGGGGCAGGTTCAATCCTTTACCTCGCAACCAACATCGACGCCGGGCGACTTAATCGATACGTTAGACTTGCGGCTATCGACCAGGAGTTCAACGGAACGTCAGCGGATGCTATTTCTGTTGATATCCTAGGATCACTTGAGCGCCAGCACGCAGTTTCCAAAGCCGTAGTTACGGAGCTTTAATGAGAAGCGTAGTTTTCCTGACAGGATGGCAAAACTACAAACGAGACGAAGAGGCGGAGCTTGATGACAAGACCGCCTCTTTTCTTGTTTTTGAGAACATTGCCAGAGAATTTTTCCCAGAAAAACCCAAAAAGAGAAAGAGCGTAAAGTCTAAAAACAAAGTCTTCGACGATGAGAAGTTAATACGTAAAAATCTCTAAAGCTGTATTATTACCATATGCCATCAGTATGCGACACAACCGGTAATAAGGAGATAATGTTATGCTCCGTTGAGGATCTTAAGGATTACCTCGGGCTTGAGGTTATCGACGAGGCTAAGGCAGAGAGATACATAAAAATATCTTCAGAACTTATAGAAAATTACTTGGACAGAAAATTGGGATACGTTGAGGATCACGTTGAATACGTGCAGGGATTTGGCCAAAACTCTCTCATATTATCCCGCTACCCAATATCTAATCTAAAGTCGATAGAGCTTGAAGATAATTGCTGCGAAAGCATGTGCTCATGTTGCTGTGACGATAAGTACCTAGTTGACTCCGGGGCTGGCGTAGTCAATTCTTGCTGCCAGTTTTCGTGGACAGCCCAGAAAAGGATTACTTCTTCAAATAGAAGAAAACAGGCTGGCGCTGAGTGCTACAGCTATAAGGTGACATATTCGGGCGGCTACTGCCTCGCCGACGGTGGCGACCCAGAAGACGATAGTATCTGCACCCTGCCCTGGCCAATAAAGGACGCCGTTATGGCTGGGGCTGCCGAGCTCTATAACGGAAAAGTTAGCAATTGCGGTGATATTAAGAGCAAAAAGATAGGCAGCGTTTCCGTTAGCTACTTTTCGCCGAGCGAGCTTAACAACACAGGAAGGCCAGTGATAAGGGGGCTTTCGGTTTCACACCTGGACATACTTGATAGGTACAAAAGGTACTATAGCGACAGAGCGTAGGTTTAAGATATGAGCAAAAACAACATAGTAAACGACGAACTGCACCTCCCAAGAACGGGGCTTGGCGGTAGCTACGTATTGAGAAAAGACGCCGCCGTAGAGCTTCTTGCTGATGCGATATCGGCAGGAGCCTCCGACAAGATACAGAACGCTGACTCGAGCTCCAGCATGGATGTTTCCGACAGTGACCTTATAAGTGGAAGACTCAACGGTAGTCGGAGATTGCTTCTTGGTGAGAGCTTTCAGATACTCGGCGGAGGGCTTTCTTCCTTAACCGTGCTACAGACCCCAGGCTCTGAGCAGGTTCAAATAAACACCCAAAACATAAACATAGTACATAAGAACGCCCTAAGCGACGACACCGCGACCAGGGCTGTCGATAACGTAATGTACCTGGACGCTAACGGGGATCTTCTGGTATCACCGCTACCGGCCCCGATTGATTCGCCTGGACTTTACTATAGAGATTCTTCTGGAAATTCAGTACCAGTCCCGCTACTTGATAACAATACTCTTTCTCTTGATCCTTACTACGCAAAGAACGGTCAAAATAACACGATAGAGGTTGCGGGTGAGAACTACAATGGGGCAACAGCTTTCGACTTCGGGCCCGATGTCTCTGTCGTAAGCACTGATATAATTACCCCTAACAAAGCTATACTTGTCGTTAACCCTTCGGCGTCAGGAAATCAGACAGCGCAGGCCGGAGTTTCCGGTGACGCACTTGGAACGACATCTATCCTTGAGACCTACAGCGACGTTCAGATCCCAGGCTCCACCGCAAACCCATGGCAAAACGCCGTAAACGTTACAACGTCTCTGGGCGCCATACTTAAGAATGGCGGCTCTGGTGGTGATTGGGACGCAGGGGCGACTTTTGGTTCAGTAGCTAATGGTGTTGATTTCAGGTTAAGGTTCAAGATAAACACACAAAACCTAGAGCGTTCGATGATAGGATTCTCAGAGACCTATGTTGACGCCAATTGGACCACGATCCAGTACGGGCTTTATTTCGGCTCAACCACTAACGGCGTAAAACCAGTAGAGAACGGGGCCGTAGTGAACACCAACGTGGCAACAACCACACCGGGTGACGAGATGGAGATATCAAGAATAGCTGGCGTGGTTAAGGCGTACCATAAAGACACCCTTATTTTCACATACGTAGACACCTCAACGGAAACGAATCTATTTACCGAAATTTCAATGGTCTCTGGGACTGGAAATTACACCGACATAGTTTGGCTACATGTCTAAGGAATTATTATGACAAAAAACAACATCGTGAATGAAGAGTTATATTTACCCAGGACCGGAAGGGGCGGGCATTACGTTCTAAGAAAAGACGCAGCAGCCGAACTATTGGGTGAGATTATACCTGACCTACCGGAGTTTTCGGATGGACTACCGGGAGAGGCCCTTGTTCAAAATCTTTCGGGGACCGGGTACGAATGGGCCGAGGTCGGCGGTGCGCAGAGAACTCTTGTGGCCTATGGACTGGCCGACGGAATGTCTCAGGACCAGCCTGAGATAACCGTAGTAAATGACGGGGGATTGGTCGCTGACGTTGAGAAAATGGGCGGCGGTGATATGATCTTTTCGATTGACGGGGCAGAGATAACATTAGACTGCACGAATGGCCCCGGAGTCGGCGGTGCTGCAAGGGTTGCATTGACCGAGGGGTTAAGCACAGTAAACCACCTATATGTAACAAACAACGGCGGGGCTGGGCAGCTCAACGTTTCGAGTACACTTCCGATAGGCGCTTTTGCCTGGATAGGCGAGGTAATCGTACCGGACGCCGCAACATGGGCCACTGAGGGCAGCTTTTTGAAACAGAGATACACAGAGTCACCTCTCGACTCGCGAGGCCCCCTCTCACATGTTCGGGAGCGGGTTCGCGCGATTGGTGCTGA